TAAAGGTGCATTAGGTGTAGGTTGGGTTATCGCATTTAGTGAAAAGGATAGATTTGATGGCGATGATATATTTGCATCAGCTTTAGGTTTATCTCCCTCTATCTTAGCTATGTTTGAAAACAATAGCGGTAATTATCCAAAAACTTCAGGTACAGTTTATTTAGGTGAAGGCAAACCTAATGGAATAAAAACTCAAGGAGTTGTAGAAAATATTGATATTTTAAAAAAATCTGCAACACAAGGCATAGCAACAGCACCTGTAGACATAGATAATCTAGTTAGAAGAATACCTTTATTATTAGAAACACCTGATGGCTTTGTGAGTGCTTTTGGCACAGAAGTTTTAAAAACTCTAACCAATAGTAAAACTTATATAATAAAAACATCTACAGCAGGTATAGAAGAAATAACAGTACAAGGTATACCACCAGTAAAAACAGATACATTAGGCAGAAAATGGATTAGTTGGGTAAATACTCCAGAAACAGATTTAGACAATATGGAAGTATTTGGTAAATTTGTTTTTGTTGGAGTTACAGCAAATGGTGTAATGCCACAAGTAGCTACGCCAATAGGCTTATTAGAGCCACATAAAATACAAACAGCGTTATCAGAATCTTTGTTAATACAAGACAGTCCTTACATACCTGATTGGAGCTGGATTGCAGAAATATTTATATTAATAATTTCAATAACTGCTATTTGGTTTGCTTTATTTTATTTTGGAATCACTACTGGAATACTATTCACTAGTGTATTATTTTTTACAACAGCAAGTATTGGTTATTATTTAATACAAAAAGGTATATTACTTGATGTAACTTGGACTTTAATATCACAGTTTTTAGTAGCAACTGTTGCATTTTATTTAAGATTCAGAGAACAATTTAAATTACGTCTGCAGATAAAAAAACAATTTGAACATTATTTAGACCCAAAACAAGTTAAACGCTTACAAGATAATCCTAGTTTGTTAAAATTAGGTGGCGAAACTAAAACAGCTACTTTTTTATTTACTGATGTTAGAGGATTTACTGCTATGTCAGAAAAATTAAAACCTGAAGATGTTACTTATATTATGAATAAAGTTCTTACTGCTCAACAAATAGCAGTACAAAATCATGGTGGTATGGTAGATAAATATATAGGCGATGCAATGATGGCAATCTTTAACGCTCCGTTAGATTTAAAAGATCATGCCAAAGCTGCAGTAGATTGTGCTTTAGAAATAATTAAAAATATAAATGACTTAGCTGTTGAGTTACAAGAAGAAAGATTACCAGAGATAGCTATAGGTATAGGAATTAATACTGGTCCTGCAGCAATAGGAAATATGGGTTCTGCTACTAGATTTGATTACACGGCTATAGGAGATGCAGTAAATGTTGCAGCACGATTAGAAAGTGCCACTAAAGAAAGAAAAGTGGATTTACTAATTAGTGAATCAACAGAAAGTTTGTGTGGTTATGATCTTAAACCTTTAGAGCCTATACTAGTCAAAGGTAAAATTAGTGCATTAAAAATTTATACATATGAGTAAAATATTATTAGGTGTAGTTGGCATTTTATTTATGGCTTGTAGTTTTTTGTATTGGCAAAACTCTAGATTAGCTGAAATAAATCAAGCTTTTGAACTACGAGACAAAGAACAGAAAGAAGCAATAGAAAGCTTGCAAAATGATTTTAAATTGCAAACTGAAGGATTATTAGAATTACAATCTAAAACTCAACAGTATGAAGCAGAAATGCAACGCTATTTAGATGTATTTAAAAGGCATGATTTGAGTAAACTTGCTTTTGCTAAACCAGGTTTGATAGAACCTAGAGTAAATAAAGGAACTAAAAATGTATTTGAGAGTATTGAAGAAATCAGTCGTAATATTGATTTGCTTGATGATGGTCTACAGTTGCAGTCTAATACCGACTAAACAAGTAGAAGTTATAAGCAAACCATTAGAAAGAACTATTGTTCAACCTATATTGCCTAGAGAAATAGATTTAAAAGAACCTTATTGGTATGTAGTTTCAACTAAAAACCTCGAAGAATTTTTAGCTACTATAGAAAAAGATCAAGGCAAAGTAGTGTTTTTAGCTATGTCTGTACCTGACTATGAGTTAATGGCTTACAATACACAAGAGTTAAAGAGGTATATAAATGAACTTAAAGAAGTTGTGGTCTACTATAGAAAAGTTACTACAAATAATAAAGGGGAATAATATGCATATTTCAAAAGAAGGAGTAGCTTTAATTAAAAAGTTTGAAGGTTGTGAATTAAAAGCTTATGTTTGTCCTGCAGGTATTTTAACTATTGCTTATGGCAGAACAAAAAATGTTAAAGAAAATGATGTATGCACTTATGCTCAAGCAGAAGAATGGCTTGAAGAAGAACTTATAGAATATGAAGATTATGTAAAAAAATTAGTAAAAGTATCTTTAGATCAAAGTCAATTTGATGCTTTAGTTTGTTGGACTTATAATTTAGGACCTACTAATTTAAAAAAATCTACTTTATTAAAACTTCTTAACTCTGGAGATTATCATACTGTACCAAATCAAATGAAACGCTGGAATAAAAGTAATGGTGAAGTTTTAGATGGTCTTATTAGAAGAAGAGAAGCAGAAGCCATGTTATTTCAAGGTCAAGATTGGCATGAGGTTTAATCTATGCCATTAGCCAAATATGTTTTTAAACCAGGTATAAATAAAGAAGGTACTAATTATAGTAATGAAGGTGGCTGGTTTGATGCTGATAAAGTTAGATTTAGAAAAGGCAGACCTGAACGTATAGGCGGTTGGGTTAAAAATACAGTAAATAGTTTTATAGGCACTTGTAGGAAGCTATACAACTATAGAGCATCAAATGGTTCAAATTTTACAATCTTAGGCACACATCAAAAACTTTATGCTAAAGAAGGTAATGTTATACATGATATTACGCCTATAAGAAAAACTAGTACCAATAGTATAACTTTTGCTGCAACTAATGGCTCAAGCACAATAACAGCAACTGACTCAAATCATGGTGCGGTTAATGGCGACTTTGTAACTTTATCTGGTGCAGTTTCTTTAGGTGGACTTATAACTGCAGCTGTTTTAAATCAAGAATACCAAATAAATACTGTAACAGGTACAAATACCTATACCTTCATAGCTAAAGATACTTCAGGTAGTGAAGTTACAGCTAATTCTAGCGATAGTGGTAATGGTGGTTCTGGAGTAGATGGTTCTTATCAAATTAATACAGGTATAGATGTTTATATGCCTGGTACTGGTTGGGGTATAGATACTTGGAGTGCAGGTACTTTTGGTTCATCTTCTGATTTATCACCTTTAAATCAATTACGTTTATGGTCAATAGATAATTTTGGCGATGACACAATAGCTGCAGTGCGAGCTGGTGGAGTTTTTTACTGGGATGAATCTTCTGGTACAGGTAATAGAGCAGTTAATGCAACAAGTTTGAGTGGTGCTAGTAATGTGCCAACAGCTGTATTACAAATAATGATGTCAGATATAGATAAACACGTTATAGCTTTTGGTTGTAATCCAATAGGCTCAAGTGCAATTGATCCTTTATTAGTAAGATTTTCTGACACTGAAAATGCAGCCGATTGGACACCTACAGCAACAAATCAAGCTGGTGGGGTACAACTATCTTTAGGCTCTACAATTATAGGAGCTTTAAGAACTAGACAAGAAATACTTATTTGGACAGATGCAGGTATTGTTTCAATGCGTTTTGTTGGCGAACCTTTTGTTTTTTCTTTTACTGAAGTTGCAACAGGACCATCTATAATATCGCCTAATGCTATGGTAAATGCTAACAACAGAGTATTTTTTATGGATCGTAATGGTTTTTACGTTTATTCAGGAACTGCAGAAAGATTACCTTGTACAGTATTAGATTATGTTTTGTCTGATATAAACTTGACTCAAGCACACAAAGTTTTTGCAGGTTCAAATGAAAATGTAAATGAAATTATATGGTTTTATCCTTCTATCTCTAGTTCAGAAATAGATCGATATGTTTTATATAACTATTTAGAAGGTGTTTGGTCTATAGGTACAACTGCAGATGATTTTGTTAGAACTGCTTGGCATGATGCACCAACATTAAATTTACCTTTAGCAGCTAGTAAAAATGATACAACTAATTTAAATTATTTATATAATCACGAAAGTGGACATGGTAATGATGGTAGTAATTTTTCTGCTTTTATAGAGTCTAGTGATTTTGATCTTGCACCAGATGGCGAAAGATTTACTTTTATTTCAAAATTAATACCAGATATAGAATTTAGAGATCAACAATCTACTGCAGACACAGTTACTTTTACAATAAAAGGTAGAAACTATCCTTTAGAAAGTTTAGGAACTTTGCAAACTGTTGATGTAACTCCAAGTTCTACTTTTGCAAATACAAGAACTAGAAGTAGGCAAGCAGCATTGAGAATATCTAATAGTTCAAATGACTTTGGTTGGCGACTTGGCGATTTAAGATTAGAAATAAGACCTGATGGAAAACGCTAATGGCTGATATAAAAAGTATAGCTTTACCTTTACCAACTAGAGAATACGACACAGATAATGAAGCGATTACTAGAAGAGTTTTAGAACAGGCAATTGCTGATTTAAATAATAAAATAATAACTGTACAAAAAATGCAGTCACCAGTGACTAGTAAAGCATCTAAAAAACACCAGTTTTTATTAATGGGTATGAAACATGGCTGATGATTTAAAAGTATTAGGTCAATTAGACCCAGCAGCTACTACAACAACAGTTTTATATACTGTGCCAGATATGACCCAAACTACAGTTAGTTCAATAGTTGCAGCTAATAGAACAGGTTCTGCAATAACATTTAGACTAAGTGTTCATGTAGCTGGTGCTAGTGCAGATGATAAACAATTTATTTTTTATGACAAATCAGTTGCAGCTAACGACTCTTTTGCCATAGTGTTAGGAATTACATTAAATCAAACAGATGTATTAAAAGTTTATACCAGTGCAGTTGATATGAGTTTTAACGTATTTGGCTGTGAAACTAAAGAGGAAAGATAATGAACTATAAGATCAAATCTGGAGATACTTTAAGTCAAATAGCTAAAGATAATAATACTTCTGTTTCAGAATTAGCTAAATTAAATAATATAAAAAATGTAGATTTCATCAAAACAGGCGAAACTCTTAAAATACCTAAAATAAAAAAAGAAAAAAAACAACCTGTAAAAGAAAAAATAACTGCACAAACTGATAAAAAAAAATCAAGAGAAACAAAAAAAATAGATAGCGATAGTTTATTGCCTATAAATATAAGACAGTTTTTTAATCCTGAACAAGATAGAACAGCAGCAGATTTATCTGAACAAGAGTTAGATGCTTTAAAAAAAGTCGTAGATTATAGTCAACGAGAGGATGTAAGAAAAGCTAAAATTGAAGCAGGTATAAATCCAAATACAATTACATATTCTGATTACAATACTTTAGGTGCTGGAGATTTGTCACAAAAAGATACAAAAGGCAGTCTTATAAGCAAAGTTACAGACCCCTTAACTATTATAAAATCTACTTTAGGTAGAGCAGCTGTAGAAAAAACAGACGATGATAAATATGTTGTAAAAGATGTTTTTGATTTTGCACCAAAAACAGCAGAAACAGGTTTAGGAAAATTAGCTGATTATTTAGGCAGCATTCCAAGTTATGGATTTAATCCTTACAGTCAGTTAAGGAATTACATGGGTTATTATGGACCGCAAGAAGGCACAGAAGCAGGGGGTAGATTTAATATTGCTTTAGCAGGTGGTGGTCAAATACACAATTTTAATAAAGGTGAAAGTATGAATGAAGTACAAAAACAAGTAAAAAATATAGCTTCAAAAGGTCGTTATGGCGATTCTATGTTGATGCACGTTAATCCTATGGAAGTAAATGCCATAGCACAACAAGTGCCTTTAACAATAAATCCTGAAACTGGACAGCCAGAAGCTTTTTTACCTTTCTTAGCACCTGTTTTAGGATCAATGGCTGGTGGTGCTTTATTAGGTGGAACTGCTTTAGGAACATTAGGAGCTTCTGCTTTAGGTTCAGGTTTAGCACAATATGCTGTAACAGGCGATCTTAAAAAGGGTTTATTAGCTGGTTTAACAGGATATGGTATAGGAACAGCACTACAAGGTGCAGGAGCTGCAGCTCAAGGTGCACAAGCAACACAAGCAGCTACAGATGCAGCTACTACATTAAGCACAGATGCTGCAACTCAGGCAGCTTTACTCGATCCAAGTTTATTAAAAACAGGAGTTCAATTAAGTCCTGATGAAATAAGCGGTATAGTCGCTGGTGGAGGACCTCCTGCAGAGTTGTTAAATCCAGCTGGTGTAGATCAAGTTGCTTTACAATCTAGTCAAGCAGTAAATGCTTTACAACCTACTATAAATCAAGCAGGAACTTCAGGTTTTGGAGATGCAATTGGTTCAACAGGTTATTTAGCTACAGACCCTACTCCTTTTCAAGCAGGTAAAGATGCTTTTTCA